CCAATAGTTTATATAACCACAAACATATTTAATGGTAAGAAGTACATAGGTGTGGATTCGAAGAACAATCCGGATTATCTGGGGTCCGGTAAATACCTAAATAGGGCCATAACCAAATACGGGAGGGATAATTTTATAAAGGAAATCTTGTTTGAAAGCGAAGATATTGATCAAGCATATTTAAAAGAAAAAGAAATAATACAGTCTTTAAGTGCTGACATATCTGATGAATACTATAATATTCATGAGGGAGGAAAGGGAGGCTGGAAAAACATTAAATGTGATGGTGAAAACAATGGCATGCATGGCCGATCGGTAAGAGATATTTTTATTAAAAAATATGGCGACGTTTTGGGTAATGAAAAATATAACCAAACCAGAAGGATTGCGGGAATAAAAACCTCCGCTTCACTAAAGGGAGTAACCAAAAGTAAAGAGCATTGTGAAAAATTATCATTATCGAAAAAAGAATATTTTAAGAATGAAACACCAGAGCAGAAAAAATTCAGATGTGAAACAACTAGATTAGCCATGAAAAATGCAAACATAGTTAGAGATGACGAATACAAGAAAAAAATGAAGGAATCAATAAAAAATGCAGTTCATTTAATAAATAAAAAATTTGCATGTGAACATTGCGGAATAATTACGAATAGGGGTAATCTAAAAAGATGGCATAATAATAACTGTAAACAAAGATAGAATGGAATTAATTTCGACTCATCCGATTAAGAAATCTGATTTAGGGTTTCACGGTAATCTTTTCGGGGGTCGCCTCCTAGCATGGATGGATGCAGCAGCAGCTGCCTATACAATGCAAGTGGCTGACTCCCCTAGGATGGTTACTGTACTGATTGAGAAATGTGTTTTTAAAAAACCTGCTAAAGAAGGCCAATTAATTAAAGTTTACGGTGAGGTTGTAAAAATTGGAAATACCTCAGTTACGCTTTACATGGAAGCAAGGTCACACAACGTGTATTCAGGAACACAATCAACGATTCTGTCCACAAATATGAAATTTGTAAGGATAGATGAAAATGGTGATCCAATTCCCATATCAGATAAAGTGAAACAAAAACATTCTGATCCAAATATTGATACCAAATTCGGGAAACAATCATAATATAATCCATAAAACATATTGATAATATAATATTTCATTCTAAATATTATTATTGAATTAAAAAATGGTACACTTCTTAAAAAATAAAAAAAATAAAACCATCATCGAATGTGAATCAATGGATGATGATCTTTTTTCTTCCATATACTTAATCAATTATACAAATGATTTTTTGGAATACTATAATTTAGATAAGGAAAAAGCAAATGATTTTCTGAATGAAATATGCGATTTAGATAGCATTAGAAATTTGTGGTGGGAATCAAACTATGATAATAAAAATTGGGATGATGTTGATCATTTCATCAGTGAAAGATATAAAAAATCATCCGGAAAATTTGATCTGAATTATTCCAAAAAAGACTAAAAAATTATGAAAAATAAGAAAAAAACAAAATGTTTAAATTGGACTATGATTATAACCTGGAGTATAATTTTTTATATTTCTATTAGATTAGGATCTTGGGCTTATTCGTTATTCAGATAGCATTTAATTTCTATCGGGGAATAGAGGATCAGGTTCAACGTTGGAATTTTTTTTATTTTTTAGATATTCCATAGCTGTTAAACCTATCTGATCGATCATATTTGGAATTTTATAGGGTGAATTTTTATCCTCTCCCTGAAGATTTTGAGATAGATGCGGATTCATCGCTTCCAATCTTCTAATTATGTTTTCCATATATTCTTTAGATGGTTTCATATAGTTTAATCTAATTTTTAATTTTATATATTTACAATAAAAAAATAATATGGGCAAAAAAATAACAAGATCCCGGGAAATTGAGGATATGGCTTTATCAGGAATGTACATCTCTGATAGGGATAATGAATTTATGGATACTGGAAATAAAAAAAATTATTCTCAGTGGAAAATAATAGGCGATGGTAGTTTTTCCCCAAACCCTCCCACCGTTTTAAAACTTGAATCTGGACTATATGAGCCCTTTTATATAAATAGGGATCAAACCTGGGGACTAAAAAAACTCTCAATAAACACGGACGAATTATATGAACTCCCAACGGAAGAGATTTCTAATATATTGGATGATCTCAAAAAATTCTGGTCAAGAGCGGAAACCTATAAAAAATACAAACTTATGCATAAAAGAGGAATTCTACTCTATGGTGATCCAGGATGTGGAAAATCAGGAATTCTTCAACTTTGCATGAAATATATTATAGAAAATTTTGAAGGCCTTGTAATAAATATAAAAGATGACGAATCTGTTAGAGGATACATGGATCTTATCGAAAATATGAGGGAGGTTGAACCGGAAAGACCCCTTGTTGTTATAATCGAGGATATAGACGCTATTGCTGATGAGGGAAGCTATGTAACTTCCCAGCTTTTAAATATGCTTGATGGTATAAAACAAATAGAAAATGTAACATACATAGCAACAACAAACTATCCAGAAAAACTAGAGGAGAGGATTACTAATAGACCATCCAGATTTGACCGCAGATACTATGTATCCCCACCCGCTAAGCAAGTTAGATTATCTTATCTTAAAAATAAAGCACAAAGTGTGGATCCTATTCCTGAAATAGATTATGATAAATGGGTGAATGACACGGAAGGAATGTCAATTTCTCATCTAAAAGAATTATTTATTTCTGTTATTGTAATGGAAAATGATTACGAGAGCTCAATAAAATCACTCAAAGATCTTAAAAAATCACCCAGGGGTAAAGGACAGAAGGATGTTGGATTTAAAAATTAAAAATAAATTATAAACCACGAATTTCTAATTTGGTTCATTATTCTGGATATATAAAATAAAACATTTCCAACATGAGGAACATAATTAATTTTAAGGATTTTCACGATTTAAACGAGTCTTCTTCACCAAAACAAAATATAATAGTTGGTGATTCACAGGTTCCATTCATAGCCAGAAACACTAAAAATGCTTCCACTCTTACAAAAGAGGGCTCAGTTGAGGGTTTATGGAAGGGAGGAATGGGAATAGATTGGTTAAAATCCGCACTAAAAGTTAGAAATCCAGATAAGAATATATTGAATGTTATTGTTTGTATAGGAACCAATGGTGGTTTTAATATACAAAGAAGTGATATAGATGGATTATATAACGAACTCAGAAGATGTTTTCCTTCAGCCTCTTTGATTTTTGTAAAAGGATCTTGGGGCTGGGGAGGAAATAAAAACGTTACCACTGAAAAGGTAAATGCTTTCTACGATAAGTTTAAAAATTTAGGAGGATTTATTTTGGAGACTCCTATAGGTAAGGTGAATGATCCACATGGGAATCTGCCAGTTTACAAACAAATTGGTAGGGAAATTGATGACTTAATCACGGCGGGATTACCCGCATCCAAATCTAATGCTGAGGAAGTAAAAAATGATGCAAGCTATTCAAAACCAGAAAAAGCATCAAATGTATCAAAGCGTTTGCTAGGACCAGGAGAATATACAACATCGGAAAGTGATCCATATATCTATAAAGTTATGAATGGAATGTGGTACACTAAAGGAAATACATTAAAAAATTGGGTTTCGCTTCAGGGGAATAAAAAAGCATTGGATATACTTGATAATCAATTTCCAGAGGCTAGATAATCAAAAACAATAATAAATTAAAATAACTTTATGTCAGAATTAAAAATGATGGACTTTTTCGCCAAATGGTGTGGTCCCTGCAGAACTTTATCACCAACTATAGATTCACTCAAGGAAGAATATGAAAATAGTGGTATTACTAATCTGAAAATTTTAAAAATAGATGTGGATCAAGAGACAGATCTTGCACAAAAATATAATATCAGAAGTATTCCAACTATAATTTTTGAGAGGGATGGAGAAGTTCTTGAAAGAGTACAAGGAATACAATCGAAGGAATCACTTAAATCAAAGATTCAAAATTATTTAGAACAATAAAAAAATCCGAGTCTAAGCTCGGATTTTTTATCTTTTCTTGCCCTGTCCTTTATAACCTTTTTTATAGTTTTTAGATTTCAAATTTTTTGAGGTTTTGCTTTTTGCGTGTCTCCTACATTTTTTTCTTGGTTTAGCAATAAAAACTGAAATTGAGGATGATTTAGGTTTTGCCATTTTTGCTTTATATATCGAATAAATCATCTAATTTATTAGAGATATATACATATGATTGCCAAGAATTTGGTGATTTAAAAAAATAAAAAAATATGAATAAAGAACAAATTACAAGTTTAGTCCGTCATTTATTATCAATAATTGGTGGATATTTAGCCATGAAGGGAATTACTGATTCGGTAATGATCGAAACTGGCAGTGGTGTAGTAATGGGATTAGTTTCCCTATACTGGAGTATTAAGGAGAAAAGCGCAACCGCGGACATGTTAGCTGGTGTTATAAGACAAACATTATCATTTGCCGGCGGATTTCTGATTAATTTTCTTAATTTAACGATTGAGGAATGGCAATTTTGGGCGGGTACATTAGTTTCGCTAGTTCCTTATTTATTTAAACCTGGTAACCTTGGTTCGAGTAAATAATTAAGTACATCAATTAAAAAGGCTAGATTTAAATCTAGCCTTTTTTTATTATATATATGGTGGATATTTCTACCTATATTGATTCATCCTCTTCGGCTTTTGAACCTTTCTTAGAGGTTATATATTTATCCACTGAAGCAATACCAAATGATCCCAGAGTGATAACCATAAATCCATCAAATATAAATTCATTAATAGGCATTTGTTTACCGTGGAAGCCTGTCCAAATATCTACAGCTAAACAAACGACCATCATCATAAATGAAGCAAATCCAACAATGGATTTTTCATTTATATCATTTTCGTCCATAAACATTCTTTTGAAAAAAGAAACTTTTTTTTCTTGATTTTTCATAATTTTTATTCGTTATTTTTGTTTTCGGATGCATATTTTACACCCATAATTGTGCCTACTATTGAGAAGGCATTAGTTAATAGTATACCAAACATATTAGACCAAGTTGATCCTATAATTTGAGTATCTTTACCGGTAAACATTGCAATACCGTACATAATCGTTGTGATTATCCCAACACTCATAATTACAACCAAAGCTACTTTAACGATTGTACCTATTAATTCGGTTTGTGTTTTTTTCTGCATTACATCCAAATCATTCAGAGCAGCATCCTTAGCTTTTTCTGCTTCAGTTTTGGAATCTTCTGCTTCTTGAAGAGCAATTTTAAGATCTTCGTTTATGCGTATATTTTCTTCCTCAGATGCTAATAATTCTCGGTTTCTTTCTTGTACTTGTTTGGTAACTTCTAATCGTTTTTTTCTGGCTTCTTTGTCCTTTTCTAAAGCAGTTAAAAGATATGTAGAAAATTCAGTATCACCTTCCTCGGGCTGGATAACCTTAAGAATGTTGCCTTCAATGGCAACCCTCTTTGTCTTTTGAATTTCAAGTAAAAAATCTCTAACTACTTTATTTGCTTTCATTATTTATAAATTTTGAATGGTGCAGTTCTATTTTTATAGCCTTCAAAGTCTTTTTTAAATTCCTCTAATCTAGGTTCAATATCATCGGATTTAATTATCCAGAATTGAGCTCCAGATTTAACAGCTTTTGCTTGTTCTTCTGGCTCATTAGACGATGATATGATTCCAATAACTACGTTGTTACCGTATTCGAAATTTATCTTGCGTATAAGTTCAATTCCATCATACGAAGAACCTATTATATTAAGATCTACGAAAACACATTCTGGTTTTCCGGTAGGTTCTTTTTGCCAGTCTGAAAAAAGTTTAGCTGCTTCATCCGAGCTATCTAAAGCCTCAAGAGAAAGTGAAATATCTAAAAGACTACAAGCGTCTTCGAATACTAAGTGGAATAAGCTTTCGTCATCCACTAATAAAATTGAATCAATCATTTTTTTACTTTTATTTTAATTTAATTTTCATTTTTGTTCCTGTATTGAACTTTTCGCAATCCAATTGAAATCCATGTTCTTCTATTATTGCTAATGCAATACTTAATCCCAATCCGCCATTTTCTCTATTCTTTCTAATTTTTTCGAATTTACTAGGACTTAAACCCCTACCATTATCCTCGATCACCAATGTTGTGTCTTCCATATAAACCTTGACTAGTTTCTTTTCACTGTCATTATAATTTAATCCATTACGAATAAGGTTGTCTACCGCTGTGCAAAATAATGAATCATTTACGTTAGCTTCAATTAAGTCCCCAATTTCAACCTGTTTACCATATGCGGTTGTGCTAATATAATCAAAAAGAATGGTCTTAAGATCTACTGTGTTGGTATCTAAAACAACTTCCTGTTTAACAAGATTTGTAAATTCATATACGCTTTTATAGACCTTTTGTGTGTGACTAAGACCCTCTTTAATCATTTTTATAGAACCATCAATTTTCAATTCTTTTGCCGTTTCGTCGGATATTCTTTTTTGTAAAGAATTTAGTCCCCGTGGAATATAAGTATTAATTCCACTGTGCATATCATGTCGGATAATTCTAGCTGCATGTTCTAAATAATTATTCTTTCTATTTATGTCAGAAATTTGTGAATCAATCTCTTCATCCTGAATATTAATTTTCTTTCTTTGTAAAATTACTGCAATAACCAAGATTAAAACAAATAGTGCGGAAAGAACTGAATATAAATATTTTTTTAACTTGTTTTCTTTAACTTTCAAATCCGTGTTTAAATCGGTTAATGATGTATTTGCTTCCTTTAAATTAGTAGATTCCTGGGTTAGACCTATAACGCTCTTTTCTCTTTGTAAAGACTGAATTAGACTGTTTTTAGCATCGATCATATCCGGATCCCCACCGGATCTAACTATGGAATCCCTTTGTTTTGTAAGCTCAGCTATTTTTTCATCAATTTGCTTTGTAAGTTTAGAAACTTCATCTTTTTGTAAATTATTGTACGTTTTTGGTAAATCACTAATGAACTTTTCATCTTTTTTAATAGCTGCTGAAGATGCCGAACTCAACTTGGGTACCTGTCTGATTACGATTTTGGGTTTAGTTAATGCTACCGACATGGAGTCTATTAAAACTGATTGTAAACTGACTTTTTTTGTCAGATCCTCTATTTTTTTATCTTTTTCCTTATCCTTACCAAATCCGAAAAATTTACCCACTTTTTTGCCAAAGGTTTCTTTGGATTTGATAGTATCGGTAACATTTTCTTGAATTACCTCATCATTATCTTTTAAGATTGGTCTTATCTCCAAAACATTTCCAATTGAATCAATTTCTTTTGTCGGTTGTTCCTGAGAATATGTGGAAATACTTAAAAGTAAAACTATTGTAAATAGAAGTTTTCTCATAATTTTATTTTCATTTGTGTTCCTCCTTCCGGAAGTTTTTTGCATGTTATAGAAAATCCATGTTCTTCTAAGATTGCAATACATATATTAAGACCCAATCCACTTCCAGATTCTTGCTGACCTTCTTTTCTGGTATAAGGTTTTGAAAGATGATCAAAGTCTTCTTGGCTTAAACCTCTACCGTTATCTTCAACGTAAAGTGCATCATCAACTCTATAGATCTTAACTATTTTTTTATCACTGTCATTATATTTCAGTCCATTACGAATAAGATTATCGATTGATGTACAAAATAGGGATTCGTTAACTTCAGATTCTCCTAAGTCCTCCATAATTATTTGTGGTCGATATGCGGTTGCAGAGAGATAATCTTCCAGGATAGCGTTAAGACTACATATCGTCTTATTAAGAACTACGTCTTTCTTTACGAGATTTGTAAATTCATAAACTCCTTTATAGACTTTCTGTGTATGACGCAGACCTTCTTTAATCATTCTTAACGGAGCATCAATCTTAAGTTCTTTTGCCTGTTCTTCAGTAAGTCTACGTTCTAAGGAAGATAGCCCACGAGGCATATATGTATTTATACCGCTGTGCATATCATGACGAAGAATCTTGGCAGCATGTTCGAGATAGGTATTTTTTCTTTCTATTTCCATCTGTTGATTTATGCTCTTTGTGATATCGGTAGCAATTTTCATAACACTATAAGGATTACCATTTTCATCTATAATGGGATTGTAAGTTGCCTGTAAGTAAACCAACGTTCCGTCTTTTTTCTTTCTAACTATATCTCCACTAAAATAGTCACCGGCTTTTAATTTTTTCCAAAAATTGGTGTAGTCTTCCGAATTTTTTTCTTCATCAGTAACAAAAATGCTATGATGTTTGCCTATTAATTCTTCGGAGTTATAACCCATCGTTGTTAAAAAAGCTTTATTTGCATATTTAATTATGCCATCAAGATCAAATTCAATAACAGCATTTGAGCGATTGATGGCTTCCATCCTATTGTAAAGCTGAGTTTCTTTATTTGCTATGATGTTTGCTAGGTTATTACTTTCTTTTACTGAATATGCAAAAGAATATAGGGAAGAAAGAACTCGTGCAAAATGAATTTCTTCAGTTTTCCATATTCTCGGAGATAGACTTTCAATACAGATAACACCAATCAATATTCCACTATACCAAATTGGTACATCTAACATCGATTTAACTCCGAGGGGTTTTAGATATCCTTCAAGAAAACACGATGTAGCAGGATGATTTTCTGCATCATTAGCAACAATGATTGGATTTTCTTCTAGCGATAAAAAATATGATTCAAAATCTGTTTTATGTAAAATAATATCTTGATAAAAGGCATCTTCTAATTTTATATAAAGTTGTTGAAGGATGATAGAATCTCGGTCCTCGTTAAACAACCATATGGATGTTCGATCAGCTGAAACACTATCTACAACTTCCTTAACTACCAATTTAGCTCCTTCCACAATATTACCTTTATAAAATAATTCATTTGAAGATTGATGTACTAATACCTCAGTTAAAATTTCCGAGTACGATTTCATATTAAGATATTTTTATTTAATGATATATTAATTAAGGTCGAATTCAATAACCCTATTGGAAAGATTGATCGCTCCCAGATTATCAATTAATTCATTTTTTAATAGATCCTTCATAGTTAAATTTCAACTAATTGCTTTTTAATATGGTGAGTATTTTGGTTTTCCGTTTACCCTAGTGCATTTCAGTACCTGCTTTCTTTGTCTTCCTGAGGATTCGTATGAAACATGAACCCAGTCCGGATTTTTATTGTCTCCGTACTCCCATATCAGCTGATCAAAATCAAGATTCCCCTTGATGTAATCAAAAACCATCTTGTTAGTAATTCCGGTATTTAAATCGTCCTGGTCTAGATCTAAAGCTTCCCCACTACAGTGTTGGGATGTTGCTGATGACCCTGGAGTAGCCTCATTCAAAGCTTGTGATCTGTACCCGGAAGAAACCCCTATTGGTTTTTGGAAATGGTTTCTAACTGGTTCAAAAACTTTTTCTGCTAATAATTTTAGATTTTTTAAGTGCTCTTGTGTTGGAGTGTTGTCTATCCCAAGTCTTTTAGCAGTGTTTGACTTTGTAACCTCCTTCATTGATAAGTGTTCTGAAATCATTGTCATGATGTATTGAAATTTATTTTAGAAGAGCATAATACTCTTTAAAGTGCTTTAATCTGTCTGGCAATCCGATAGTTCCGCCATTTACCCTTTTTGTTACCGAAGTAACTGTTGCATCATCCGCTCCTTTGTCACATACAGACCAAAGACCATTTGAATTAAAGAAGAAAGCTGCGGAAGCTAATGGATATTTAGTTGCAACTAAATCTGGGTTAGCAACGATGTCTTCTGGTACCGTTTTATCGAAGGCCATGTAATTTGATTTACCTGTTAATTGGATATAACCTCTACCTCTGAATTTGAAACCCTCTTTTGAAGCTTCATCCCCATTACCCATTCTTGATGCATAAACCCTTGCAGCAATTTTTTCTGGTTGTCTTGCATAGGATTCGTTCAATGCTCCCGGAAAGTACTTAGGAAATATTTTTTTAAGTCCATCAGCAGAATAGTTTAGATTCTCGCTAACAGCTTTAAATCCCCCACTTTCGTGGCCACATTGAGAAAGGAAGTGAGCCAATCTTAATGGAGTTGTGATATTGAATGTTTTTGCTGTATCTGGAATTTGTGAAATTACAGAATCCGGAATATGTCCTTTTAAAGCTGCAAGCTTAAATGAACTAGGAGGAATAGTCGTTGATGTATTGTCGGCGCTGAACATTTTGCTCCATGTACCGCTACCAACTATACCATCAGCGGTTAACCCATTAGCAGCTTGCCAAGCTTTTACCGCTTTTTCAGTACCAGGTCCGAACGCACCATCAGCGGCTAGACCTAATTTAGCTTGTAATTTTTTTACATCTTCACCGGTAGATCCAATTTTTAAATTCATAATTTAAATTTTTTATATTATATATCACAACAATTGACCGAAATTGACCCCAGCGTGCAGAGAATTTATTTTTGTATATTTATTTTATTATCCAAAATAAATTCTTATATTTGCTAATAATCTTTAAAATATAAATATGATTTACGTATCAATTGACACAGAAACAACCGGACTTAAAACTGAAGAATATGATATTCTTTCCATAGGAGCAATAATAGAGGACACAGAAAAAAAGCTACCCTACGAGGATCTACCCAAATTTCACGTTGCAATAAAAAGACAGGAAATTAAAGGATCCCCTTTCGCTCTTAACATGAACAGGGATCTCATCGAAACTATTGTTCAATATCAAACTGCATCAGATCAGGACGAAAAGAATGATCTTGTCCATATGACAGGGATGCAATTCCTAAATGAGGATGAGGTTGTAGAAGCATTTTATGAATTTCTATATCTTAATGGAATGGTGGATGATGTAAATCATACTGGCCCTTGGAAGCTAGGCAAAAGTGGTAAAAGCGTTCCTGCTTTATCTTCTAATATGAAGCCAGTGGCTATTACATGCGCCGGAAAGAATTTTGGAACCTTTGATAAACTTTTCCTTGAAAGACTGCCCAGATGGAAACAAATCATAAGGACTAGATCTAGAATATTAGATCCCTCGATATTATACGTTGATTGGAAAAATGATTCGGATCTCCCATCCTTAAACGAATGTAAGAAAAGAGCAGGAATATCCGGGGAGGTATCACATAATGCTTTAGAGGATGCCTGGGATGTAATACAGATCCTTAGAAAAAAATATTAATAAAAATAATCTAATAAAATGAAAAATGTAAAAATTAAGGAGGAATCCAAAAACGCGAAAGAAACCGAGATTGTGGTTGTTCTGGATAGATCAGGATCAATGCAAGCCATAGCTGATTCAACTGTTGATGGATTTAATACATTTCTGTTTGAACAACAAAATTCAGAGGGAGACGCTTGGATTACTTTGGTTCAATTTGATGACAGATATGAAATGGATTATAAAAGTATTCCTGTAAAGGAGGCAAAACCTCTCATCAACGGGGAAACATTCAAACCAAGAGGTTATACTGCTCTTTTTGATGCTATAGGTAAAACTATCAATGAATTGGAGACCGACAGAGATGTTGTTTTTGTAATAATTACGGATGGACACGAAAATGCTAGCAAAGAATATAAAAAAGATGCCGTTATGAAGATGATAGGGGACCTCGAGAAAAACAAAGGATGGTATTTCCTATTTCTTGCAGCAAATCAGGATGCAATAAAAGCCGGAGGAAATATAGGTATTAGTAATAATAAGGCATTCACATGGAAGGCTGATTACGAGGGAACTACCAAAGCTTTTTCTTCATTCTCTAAGAACATATCTAACTACAGATCCTCCAAGATGGATAACCTAGATCTAAGTGATGTTGATTTATTTTCTCTAAAATCAAAATTGGACTTTACTGATGAACAGAGAAAAGATCAGAATGAATCATAAAAAAAGGAGCTTTAAGCTCCTTTTTTTTATTTTTTATAATTTGGATTTTCCATCATCATCGGAATTTTATCCTTTGCCTCGTTGATTTTTTTTCTGTGTTCAACTTGCCTTGATTCTTTTATCCATGGTGTTATTTTTTCGATTTCATCGAAATCACCCGAATCAAGGAATTTATCAACCAATTCTCTTAATTCCCTCTGTGAAAGTTTAGAATAATCTAACTCAACCTCTTCTTCTTCCTCACCTTGGCCACCAGGAATAGCATAGCCTTCATCATCCAAATCCTCCTCACCTGTATCAAAACCAGCAGCACCCATTTCATAATCGCTAATCTCTTTTTTGATATCGGTTATAATTTCTTTGACCTCATCCGTTGCAGATTCATCATCCTGAAGTATTCTCAAAAATAGATCTAAGAAATCTTTTGCTTCCATAAGCATCATTTTTCCAAGAACTCTTTCCCTTAAATTTGTTATTCTATTAGATTCTGGGAATCTATTTATAAAATCTCTCAAATCTGCTGCTATCTCCGGACCATATCTTAGATCTTCAAGCTCATCAGCAAGGGTGTCTGTGTTTGATATGATTGTTTCAGCGGTATCTGAATCGTC